TGGCTCATCATCCACTGTTTCTTCTTTTGGTAATATCTCATTAACCTTCTCTACTTTCTTTTTCTTTTTCTTTGACACTGGACTACCTCCTTCGTTTGTCATTTTATGAAAGTATTCATCATCATTTACAACAGTTAAATCTATGTCTAGCATTTTCCCATCTGCATTAATTGCGATACCATCTTTAACCGTTATAATATCTCCTTCATCCACAACGCAAAACTCATCAGTTAAGCATTTAAACCTTTCTTCCATTTCTATTCACCTCCTATAATTCCGTGTCAAATCTAATAATTCTTTGATTTAAAATATTTGAATACTTAATCATTACTTCTAATTGTTCACAAAGTCTATCTAAAGCAGACCTTGTAACTAAATGTCCATGTAACGACTCTTCATCATAACTATCCCACTCATTTTCTATAAAGATATCTAACTTTATTATGTTAGAATCCAATAGCCTCTTCTCTTCGATTACTCTTTTTTGATAATTCTTCATACTTTCCTCCTTTAAAATCCGCTATATTTGTTTACATTATTCGACATTCTTATACTTGAGTAATGACCTACGTGTGGAGCTTTGTCTGTTATCGTAAGCCCTTGGATACCATAGCGTAACGCATCAATGCCGTGATTCCAATTATCTATAGGTTTGTTTGTTTCTTCACCATTTTTATCTTCAATCCACTTATATCGCTGGAACTCTGTTATAAGATTTAAGGAACTTTCTGTTATATATATCTTAAACCTTTTAATTGTTTGTATGCCATCTAGTATACTACCTCTTCCTTTCTTCGCCCCTATTACATTGTATCCACATCCTTTTAAGTCTGCAATAGATTTAGGCTCTGCACTATCAGCATATATCTTTGTTCTAGTAGGTATATCTAATTCACCAAACCGTTGCTCTATTGATATTTGTTTTGGGTTTTTAAGGTTCTCTATATTTGTTAATCCACGTTCATACATTTTTTCATCTAAGTATAAGCAAGTGTCTTTAGCACCTATATTAATTAGAACCGATGGATCATTTGTAAATCCGAAATCCATACCATAAACGCTCTCTTCAAGGTCTATTGGCATCTTTGGAATAATATCAAATACAGGGAATACAAGACCAGACATCTGTGCCATTATTCCCAATCCATATATCTTCCAGCTTGTTTCGTCTGCCGTTCCGTTTTCTATGTTTTCTAGTGTAGGCTCTAAAGATTTAATCTCTTCTACGATTGACTGTTCAAGAAATGGATTATCTAAGAACGTTGAATGTATAACAGAGCAATCCTTACGAGTCTTAATCTTTGTATTGATATAATGATTTTTTGGTATGTTTGGATTATAGTCACAAAACATCCTACCTTTCAAACGTATCAAGATTTGTCTAATAACAGGATATGGTAGTTCATTTATTTCGTTAAAGAAAACATATTGAGCTTTAACCCCATGTAGCTTCTGGTCTGAATCAGCCCCTCTGAATACAAATTGTGTATGCCCCATTGTGTATATGCTTGAGCTTTTATTGAAGTTCTTTTCATTCCATATCTGAAACTGTTCTTTAAGTATATCTTTAAAATCCTCTAGTACTGTAGCTTTAATCCAAGTTAGTTTAGAACGTACTATAAGTATCTTTATATTTTTAGGCTTCTTCTTTGCTTCATTCTCTAATGCTTCCGCTATAAAAAACTGTAGTAAGCTATAAGTCTTTGTTGAACGAGAGCTACCTTCAAGTACTACTACTCTTGACTTTACTCGTCTTATAGCATCGAATACCTGTGAAGTTGTTACATTAATTTTACTCATTGTTTATTATATTATCATCTCCCATACATCTTCATCTGCTGTTCCAGCTTCTATATTCTCTTTAGTTGGTTCATATTGTGCAAGCTCATCGTATATATTTGGGTCAAGAAATAGATTATCTTTAAAGCTAGATGGTATTATGTTGCTATTATATTCTACGTTTAATGAGTGAAAGCCTTCCGTATTATTGTAGTCATGTGTAGAACAGTCCATGTAAATGTATGCTATGCGTTTAAGAATAGTCTCAATATCTTTTAGATTATTCTCTGTAACTTCATTGATGAATATCTTTTCAACATCTGAATGCTTTTCTTTTATTACATCTTCTACTGTGCAGAAAACAAAATTAACCTTTCCTAGCATATATGAGTTCTCAATGTTGTCCCAGTTATCTTCGCTGTATATGTTTAAATCTGATTTTAATATGTTAATAAAATCATACTTGACTGTATTATTCACATCGTTTATTTTTTTTCTAGCAATTATATATGTAACCTCATCGTCATCTTCTTCAAGATTATATTTCATTGCATAGTTGATTAAGTTTTGCAATATAGCATATGTTTTTCCAGAGCGTACACTACCACATAGTAATGTTTTTCTATGCCTTGAGTAATGAATATCGTCGAAGATACTATTAGTGAAAACTGCTGGTCCTTCATTGAATCCGATTCCATAAACTTCATCAATTACTGTTGTTGAATCCTCAAGATGCGTCGTCATCTATAACCTCCACGTCAATAATTTTATCTTCTTGTAATTGCAAAATCTCATCTCTATCTTTGACTGTTAAGAAATTAATCTGTTCTATCTTTTCACTTAGCTCTTTCTTTGTATCATCTAGTTCTGTTGTGTTTTTTAGATACCACTTGCTAAACGTAGGATTAAACTTACCTTCAAGTGAACCCTCTACTAATGTTGCTGTAATTTTTTGGTGTGCTAGTTGTGCTGTCTCGTGATAATCTTCAAGACCTTCCTTGTTCATGTATTGCTTATAGGTGTTAATAGTTATACCTAGATGGTTACATAATCCATGTATTGACATTGCTTTACGGTCGCTAATCTTTGTTACCTTACCAGTTGTTGACGATACTATGTTTGTTGATTTAGTTTTAATGTAATCGAAGTATCCATCAATTCTTTTTTTAAACTCCTTTAAAGTCATTCTTCCACTTACTCGTTGGATGATTTTTCGTATCTCTATCTGCTCTAGTTCGTCTTTAGGCATTCCAGTATTGTTTACATAGTCGTAACCGTACTTATCCTTGAGTGTCTTCACCATTAGTTGATGTCTGTCTAAGTCACGATTGTCTTGTATTCGCTTCTTTGTAGCTGGTGATTGCTTATTAGTTTTTGGTTTCTGTGCTTTCTTTGTTATCTTTACCATTAGGAATTTAACTCTCTTATTAATCGCATTTCTAAAGATAATCGTTCATCATCTGAAACATGTTCATGTGCTAGCCAACCACAAAATCCACACATGCCTAATGATACATTTGCGTGGTAGTTTTCCTCTAGACACTTTGGACATCTTACTAAATAATAATCACCGTCTTGCGTCATAAAATTCTCTCTACAATCAGTAAACTTACAATCATTTGACTTTCCCATAAAACTCCTTCTTGTCTAGTCGGTTTAATATTTCAAGATAATTCTTATCGAAACACGTCTTACAGTAAACTTTCTCGTCAATATAAAACATATCTTTGATCTCGTCTAGTAGGCATTGGCATTGCATACAAATTAAAGTTGGAACGTCTGGCGTAGCCCATGCTTTTAACGCTTCAACTTCTAGTAGCTGTGGTTGAGTATAATCTTTTAAGTCTGCACACTGGTGACAATGAACGTGAGTTCTGCCTTCTCTGTATGACGCCTCTTCAACTATATGACCGCATGATAATAAGATTGCTTTTTCTGTTACGTATGTTCGTTTGGTTTTATATTTAAAAAATTTCTCATGAAGTAACCGTTCAACGTAAACAGTCTTAACTATATTACGCTTTGGTGGTTTACTTGCATACTGATTGTAACTCATCTTTGGCATTACTACTCTCCTATTATATTAATTAATCTATTAACTATCTTATGTTCTGCTGATTCAAATAGGTCTTCATCCCATGTTCGAGCCGTTGCCATTACCGTTAAGTCTGATAATAATAAATGTATAACCTCATGTAATGCTGTTATTTTTATTTCTTTAACTGACCGTCCAGTATTTTGTTTTGCAAATATGATAGTAGCTTTCATTGATACAATATTATAATAGACCTTAGCCCATACATCACCAATACTATCATCTTCATCTTCTTTTCGTATATTTACTTTCCAATCAGTTAAACCAAGTTTCTTAATACACTTATTAACTTCCTCGCAAAAAAACTCAAACTCATCTTTCTTTGGCATTTTATTTCCCCTAATTGTAATATTCCTTTATCTCATCAAACGATATTGGTACACAATCTAAACTTTCAACGCTAACATTAAAGTATCTACTATCTTTATGCTCTCCAAGCATTCCTTTAACCTGTACATCTTCTCCATGTATATGCCCGTGAACATTACACAAAGCCCACTTAGGAACTGACGCTGTATGTAATGGAATATGGCTTACAATGAAATCATCAATTTTACAACAACCTCTAATGTCTTTGAAATATTTCCTGTATAAGTTTAACTGGAAGCGGTCATGATTGCCCTTGATAAGGACGTGAAGACCATTTAAGTAGTCAAGCATCTTTAACCCTGCTTTCTTCATTGCTATGTCTCCACAGTGATACACGAGATCATTCTTTCCTACTCTCTGATTCCATTTCTTAATCATATACCAATCGCCATCGTCAGCATTATCAGCCCAAGGTCTTAAACATTCACCATTGCTTTTAGTAAACGTATACATTGACTGGTCTCCAAAATGTGTATCACTTATAAAAAATCGTTCACTCATACTACCCTCCAGTAATATTATATTTTAACTTCTTTTTCCTTGTACTTTACGCAATAACATATATCTTGCTTGAATTTAATTGGCTTCTGTAAACTAACTGGTACTCCGACAACTCCCTTACCGCTACACATCTTGCAGTTAGGGTTAGATATCACTGTACGACCGTCTGACATTTTTGCTTCGTTCATGTTAATCCTTTTTACTGAACATTCTGTTAAAAAATGAAAGGGTAATATCAAGTTCCCTGTCACTCTCTTCTTTGTTCTTACCTTCGCAATGTTCAGGTGTATTACAGTTATTAGATGAAGTGTGCATCATATTAAGACTATGACTTTCTTCTCTGCCAAATAATCCAGCGATAGTTACAATATCTTCATCATCTATCTCGTAATAATCAGGTAGGTCATCTGGGCTACAGTTGATTTT